GCTTGTAAGGCGTTCACTAGAAGCAAGTAAGCCGCAAGACGGGATTTACCTGTCCTACGGCCTGCTGCGACTACCTTGAAGCGGGTTGGGTCGTTCCAGACCTCCTGCTGCCAATTTAGTAGGTTTATATCTAGGTTCATTTAGGCTTCTTTACTTTTTTCTTTTTACCCTTTTTCTTCATACCACCGTAAGAACCACCGTAACCAGGCATAATTATCTCCAGTTTGAACGTGCTTTATCTTGAGCCTTCTTACTCAGCTCACCGTAATGAAAGAGCTTAACACTAGAACTTGTGTGTTTAGCCCCAGAATGTAACTCACCATTGGGCATTTTATGAGTACCACCTTTATGGAGGGTTCCATCTTTTTTGTAGTGATTAACGCCCTTCATCAGGATATTCTCCGTATTGAATCATGTGTGCTATGTCTAACGCCCTCTGACCCACCTGAGAGGCCCATAGAGAGTCTAAAAACTCCATTGAAGCCTCGGGGTAGTCTTTTGTTTCCATCAGCTTAAGGGCCAGTCTGAAGCCTCTAAGACGCGTTAAACCTAGATTGAAGCAAATGTTAATCATTGCGTCCTTACGAACTCTATCTAAATCTTCATAGAAACGAAAGGCATTGGTTAATTCTTCATCAGTTCTTTGGATGTCATTGTTTAATAGGGTGTAGATTTCACCATCAGATAGTCCTAATCCACCATCCTCGTCAATATTCCTACCAACTCCTATAGTCCACTTACCAGCAGGGCATTTATAGGCGAATCTCTTAACACCTTCGTGTTTGGCTAATTGGTCGGCTAATCTATTCAACTATCTCGCCCTCAATGTCCTGAACGCCAGATTCTATGCGGTCTATAGAGGATACGTTAATTTGAATGACTGGCTTTTCATTACCCTTTGTTTTATCATAATGACTTAAAGGGGCCATTCTATCCATTATAAGTTTCCAAGCTGCGGCCTGATTCTTATGTTCAGGGTCTTCAGCAGCCCTAACAATGGCATCTATAACGTGTTCTATTCTATTAGCGGATAAGAGGCGTTCCTCTAACTTCTTAATGGCAGTCCTCATACCTTTAGGTCTACCCTTAGCCTTCTTACCCTCATCCTCCCACTGTTGACGAGTCATCAACCTATCAGGTTTACGAGGTCTACCCCTTCCCCTCTTCTTAGGTTCTTCCTCTACAGAACAGTCAGTAATACCACTTGGTGCATTTAAATCATTCATTAGCGAATCATACCAATATTTAGCGAAAAATACCAAAAAGTATAACTTATTGATATGAAGGCTATTTTCTCGCTTTTTTAAAATTGGCCTTTTGCAAATTTGGGTGGGTACTATAATAATTACAGCGCGCCAGCTCCCCTCCCCGCCCCTATTTCAGCGGCCCACCTGTATAAACGTACAGCCTGGATGGATATACAGTGTATAGATATACAGTACTGGATGGATTAACAGTGTGTGGGTTTGTGTGGCAGCCAATATCCCATTCAATACCCTAATCATTACCCATTCAATCTACTTTCATCTATAGGCAATTCCCACCAATAAACTACTGTATAAAAGAACAGTAAAAATAATCAAAATCATTGTTGACAATAGCTATCGTTTACCATAATATGTTCATCACTGCTTAGGCAGAACCAACTAACAAGAGGAATACAGACATGATGAAACAACACACTAGGCACTTCCAGATAGCAGCGCAACACGCATCACTGAATAAGGAAACAGCGATTCGGTACTTAGAAGCAATGCTTCGTTCTGCAATGTCAAACAGAGCGGTAAAAGAAATCCAGGCAGAGATTGCTAAATACTCATAAAGGATAAACGCCCAGGGATGGGCTATCACTAACCAATGGGGATATAGATATGAAGCAATTAATTGAGAATATATTCGGGCTATCTTTTATAGCAATGACAATACCAACATACTTTGCGCTAGTAGATGCGTCATTGCTTGCAGCTTCAGTTTGCTGCGCTTGCACACTTACTCTATCAGCTATTAGCTTTCACACTGCACAAGAGCGTTAAACAATGAGACTTACTAAATCGAACATCGAAGATTTATTGCCTAAAGCCAGAAAAGAAGGGGTGTTCTACCGCTGGGTATACGCTCTAAATAATCGCGGCAATGCTTGGTTGATAGCTTATGAATTCTTACAAGAACACTTCGACATAAGCCTAATGGATAACGCAAGCAGAGCGGAAGCAGCGATTGATTGCCTAGAATCGCTATTCGATGACATTGCAACCGAAAACAATCTATATCTGAGATAGAGGCTAAACGATGAATAACTGGCATTCCGAAACAATAGCAAGATTTAAAAAGCTAGATAGCGATTCCCTAGAATATATCAGGGACGATGCGAAACAGGCAGCTATCATAGGTGATTCAATCGGCAACGTGAAAGCTGGTCAATATTGGGATGAGTACCACTATGCTTGCATGGAATTAAACTTCAGGAGGGTTAAATCATGAAAGGATACGATTACAACTATTGGAATCGGATGGAATTGTTAGCGGAATTAATGATTCGGTTCCCATTGCATAAAGTTAGAAAGCTTCAAAAAAGCGCATTACGTGAATATACAACAGAATACAAGGGTGTCTATAGGCACTGCATGGGATATCACTTCGCATCAAAAGCGGCGGATTTGGCAAACAAAATGGAGGGTATAACTAATGATTAGACTTTCAAAACCATCAAAAATGCCATGTTTATCTTGGTCGCTAGTAGCTCGCGATACTTGCCCTGGTTCTATTGAGAATGGTGAACTTGTGCCAGCTTGCGCGGGATGCTATGCCGCTGGCGGAAACTACCGATTCCCTAATGTGAAAGCGCCCAGGGTACACAACAAAGACGATTGGAAACGTGAAGATTGGGTTTCCGATATGGTCCAAGCTTTGGACAATAGCAGATATTTCCGCTGGTTCGACTCTGGAGATTTATATTCAGTAAAGCTTGCAGAAAAGATTAAGCTTGTGATGGAGCGCACACCATGGGTAAACCATTGGCTACCCACCCGCTCGCACAAGTTTAAGAAATTCTCCAAAGTATTGGACGATATCCAGGCTTTACCTAATGCCGTAGTGAGATATTCCAGCGATTCAGTAACTGGGGAAACCATACCCGGCGAAACCACTAGCACCATTGTGCCAACGCCTGAAGATGCCAGCGAATCCATGACACTATGCAAAGCCTATGACAATGACGGCAAATGCGGGACGTGTAGACAGTGCTGGGATAAATCAGCGAAGGTAATAGCTTACCCAGCTCATGGGAAGGCTATGTCAAAAGTAGTTAGTAATCTAATAGCGAGGGGATAACCATGATTGATTTCAAGATAACCGATAACGGGGAAACCAAATACCTTACTTGGGCCAAGCTATGCGAATTCGCAGGGACAAAACCATACCAGCCAGGCACACCAGAGTTAGCGTCAATCAAGATGGAATTGGCTAAACGCTGGGATTTAGAACCAGATAACGTGGTCGTTAGAATGAACCAGCAACCGATACTGTGAGGAAACCATGAACAAGCCACTAATCAGCGACAGACTGCCAACTGCCATGGCATACGATAAGGCAATAGACTTGGCGTTTACATTAAACAATGATGACCCGGAATGGCGGTACCACGTAGAGATTGAAGCTTCTACAGGCAAAGCAAAGATTGCCATTTTTGACGAAACAGATGACAAGATTGGCTATTTATAAATTGTAAAAAGAGCGCCCCCAAACAACGGGGGCTAATCCACAAAGGAGAAGGAAATTATACCATGAATCTATCATTTGAAGCACTTGGCAAGACAGTAGACGTAGACTTTAGCCAGACTGGGAGCAGCCAATACATGTCCATTTGTTTTGACGGCCAGCAAGTAGACGAATGCTTTGGAGAGATACTCAGCTACCCTCGCGAAATTCAATCAGGAATAGTGCGAGGCGCGGCAGCAGATGCTTGGGAGCGCAAGCAGATTAAAGAGATAGCCGAACAAATTTTGGCCGAAATGGTGATTAATGATGAGCAATAAACAAATAGAGCAATTATCAGAGACTGTATACGCCATATTATCTGGATTAATTATGGTGGGCTTCACTTTGCTGGTTCTATTCAATCTATAGGGGGAACCATGCCGAAAACTAATTACAAGCTTAAACCAGGCGGGAGAATTTGTAGATGCCCGGCATGCGGGGAGGCATTTTCAGGAATAAAAGCTTTTGATATACATAGGGTAGGGGTGCATGCAGAAAATCGCTCCTGTGTACGCCTAGGAGGTTCTGAGAGGCATATAATCACTACGCCGAAGGGTAATAATAAAACATTAGTGCTTGAAACTTTGCCAAGGGGCACATATTGGGGGTTATTGAATGAGTAAAGCAGAGACAATTCTAGAGCGGCTAGAGATGGTTCGGAAAACAGGTAACAGCAAGTGGATTGCTAGGTGTCCAGCCCATGATGACGGCACACCAAGTCTATCAGTCACCGAGATAGAAGGCGGGAACCGAGTCCTGATTCATTGTCATGGGGGATGCGGTGCATTGGATGTGCTGGAAAGCATAGGGCTAGACTGGTCTGCACTCTACCCAGATGACTCAGATAATCGCTACAGGCCATTGTACAGGTCCAATGAGGACCAGCGAGCAATTGATGACATGATAGTTGCAATTGCACAAGCTAGACGCGACAAGGGTGAGCGCCTTAGTGAGTCCGATAAGCAAGCCCTAATCCAAGCAAAACTCAGGGCTATAGGATAAAAATAAAGCTATGTCTTTGATTTTATTAAGTTTAAGTGCTTAAAAATTGCAATTGCAGTTTTGTTGGGGTAGCTAGTTATCCAACACAACATTTGATATCATGTGCTTGCGCCTAGCTCAGATTGATCCCTGAGTGAACGCAGCACTCTCTCCCTGCTGGCGCATTCTATTTGGAGAGACTTACTTGGAGAGATTATGAATTTCTATCCTTTTCATATTGGCGATTTCAAATCGCACACAGATCATCTATCCCCGATTGAAGATATAACGTATCGGAGATTGCTGGATTACTACTATCTTCATGAAAAGCCATTGCCAGATGATGCCGAGTTTCTATCCAAGCGCATTAGGCTAGACGATATTCAGGCCATTCAATATGTGCTTTCTGAGTTTTTCACGCTAATTGATAAGCATTGGCACAGTTCACGCGCCGATGCAGAGATTGCCAAGTACCAGGAAAAGTCCATAAAGGCTAGGGAATCAGCAAACAAGCGATGGCAATCCAGTGGTAATGCGAACGCAATGCGAACGCATAGCGAAGGCAATGCTACCATTACCAATACCATTACCAAGACCAAGACCAAAGTATTTAGTAGACCCAAACCTAGTGAAGTTGAGGACTATGCACAGCAAATAGGCTTCTCCCTTGACGGCAATCATTTCTGTGATTACTACGAAGCCAGGGGCTGGCAGCTAAATACTGGGCCAATGAAAGATTGGAAGGCTGCGGTTAGGACTTGGAAAAGGAACCGCAAAGAAGACAAAGAGTTTAAGCCGAGGGAGATAATAATATGAATATTCCCCATAATGTCTCGTTCGCCGACTACATCTCAATTATTGCGGAATCTGAGGCCCAAGAGATACACCATGCTGGGCATTGGCGGGAGCAGATACACGAGAGAGCCAAGAACCTTGAGCTTTCAGGTGACCTTTTGCCCTGGGCTAAGTTAAATAATCACTTCAAGCTAAGGCCCACCGAGATTTCGCTGTGGTGTGGTATGTCTGGTCACCGAAAATCGATGATTACCGGCCAAGTCGCACTGTCGTTAATGTGTCAGGGGAAAAAGATTGCGATTGCCAGCTTGGAGATGAAGCCAGAGGAAACTCTCTGGAGAATGTGCCAGCAAGCAGCAGGGCTTACAGCAGGCCAGCCAAGTCAGGAATTTATTAATACTTTCATGGACTTAGCTAACGAATATCTTGTTATCTACGACCAGCTAGACTCAGTGAAGACTGAAAAGATACTGGGCTTTGTGAATTACTGCGGGAAGGTTTTGAACTGTGACCATATCATGATTGATTCCTTGGCTAAATGCGGGGTCGGGCAAGAAAATAGGGATGGTGAGGCAGACATTATCAACCGACTGGCTTGGTCTGCAAAACATCTAAACACCCATATACATTTAGTCTCTCATGTCAGAAAGCCCCAGAGCGCCGGGGAGGAATACATCCCCACAAAGTTTGATGTTAAAGGTTCAAGTGCCCTAGTGGATTTGGTGGACAACCTAGTCATCTGCTGGGCGAATAAGAAACGGGAGTCCCTAAAAGAACTTGGTCAATTAGACGAAAAGGAGCAGGAGTATTTTGATAAAACTTTTGACCAGCTACTCATCATAGCCAAGCAAAGACATGGTAGGTGGGAGGGTAAAGTCGGACTTTATCATCACCAAAGTCTGCAATTTGTGTCTAGGGAAGGCAGGTCAATGGACTACAAGATAGACCAAGTCTTTGATAATGAAGAAGAAAACACTGAAGAGAAAATAATTCAACAAATTGAGTTTTAGTTGTTGACAAGAATATTATTGTCGATAATAATTCACATTCCACAGGAGGAAACACCATGAGCAGATTAGAATATTACATCGAAACAAACATCAGTGATTACGTCATTGATTCATGCGGCTACGCAAACATCAAGAACAAAGATGTTGAGGAAGAGCTAACCATACTCAGCCAGGACGACGAGAACTTCCTGGATGAGGTAATGAATCATCACATCAAGAGCAGCGAGGAAGCTCAGATATTGCTAACTAAGGCAGTACATGGCGACTGGATGGCTGGCATAAGATACTTCGCCATGATTAAGAAAGGTATGCATTCTTACCTATCTTATGAGTTAGACAATATGTCTTGCGAGGGTCTTTTAGAAAAGTGGCAGGATGAGTACGCCAAAGAATACGCTGAAGAGCAGAGGATGTCGGAGGCTGTTGAGGCGCGGGTAGAGCGATGAACTTTCTATGGATCAAAAGAGGCTTTTGTGTCTTTTCTATAGATCAAAACGAAACAGGAGGATGAGCAATGAGCGAGGCTCGACTAATCAAAAAGGGTGATACAGTTTCAGTAAATTTTCATACAGGGCAATACACGCTTTGTCATAAGGCGCGGGTGGAATACATTCCCGTAGCAACAGGTGACTCTTGGATATTTTTCGATCTGGATAGTTTTGCTATTCATTACGTCAGCGAGGGATGCACCGTAACCTTACTGGAGAAAGAGCAATGAGCGAGCATAAAGAGTTGGTGAAAAGACTAGAAGAACGAATACGGTTTGACGAAATGCCCGGATGTAGGCCAGTTCGCAACACTGACCTACTTAGAGATTGCCTCTCAGCCCTACAGGGAAGCACTGAGAACAGGCAGAAGGTTGGTCTTTTGCTCGACTTACATGAGCGACTGGACGACCCAGAAGAAAATGTAACAGCAGAAGAACTGCAAACGGTTTTAATGATGGCGGCTGAGGCACTGGAGAAAGAGCAATGAGCAAGAAGGGCCACAGAGATTTGTACCCAAAGATTATATCTATGGCAAAGAAAGGCATGAAGGGTACTGACATAGCTGATGAGTTAGGGTTAAGTCCTAACAGTGTAAGGACTGTACTGTTTAACAACGGGGTCAAGTTAAAGACCCCAAGGGGAAGGCCAGTGGTGGACAACCCCGTTAGAAATAGATTTAAGGTTCCCAAGATTCACGAGGGGCCAGAGAGAGTATTACCAGACCCATTTAGGAGGAGATATGAGTAAACCATTGATAGACATTGAAGGCATTCTGTTGAGTGCTATAGAAAAGCTGCCGCAAGAAACAAACACTCTTGATGTATGCGGTCAGATGGTGACTATGGCAGCTTCACAAGCTCAATTTATGGGCGTGTGTAAAGAGAATTTCTTGGACGCAGTTGGGGCGACATGGGATGAAATTGCTGAGGCTGAAGAAGCTCA